AGCCTCATCAATAAGATCCTTGCGTGTCAGGTTCTTGCCTAGCTTGTAGGATACCAAGCCTAAGAGGCCACGTTTCTTTGTCTCTTCGAGGTGACAGATAGCAATAGGCACATCCTTGTGGTTAGACAGGAAGTGATACTCCAAGTAACGCATGAACTCAGTCTTACCGATACCTTCGGGGGCTTGGAACACAGTGAGGTGTCCTTGCATCAGACCTAGGGCTACCTCATCGAAGGCAGCAATGCCTGTAGGCAGGAACATAGCATCATCTTCTTCGTGAAGGATACCAAGGAACTGTTCAGGTGTATTCCATACGTTCTGAGGTGTATACTTCTTGGCATTGTAGAAGGCAGACCGATACGACTGACCTGCACCTGCCTCAAGGAACTCATTGGCATCCTTGTATTTGTCGTGAGGTATACGATAGACCTTGTTAGGGAATAGGTTAGCAATCTTGTCAGCTATACCATTGCCAGCATCATCTGTGTCCACTGACAGGATGATCTTATCGAAGCTATCAAGCCATACCTTAGCATCACCCTGCCATAGCTTCTTGTTAGGGGAGGCCGAAGGCAGTGAGACTACAGGATACTTCTTCTCTAGCATCTGGAAGGATGACATAGCATCCACCTCACCCTCGGTGATGACTACCATACGAGATGACCCAGCATTGAACTTGTCCATACCGAACAGCTCATCACCTCGGAACCCAGCCTCAGTATGGAAAGCCTTAGGCATACTACGTATCTTACGGCCACCAGAAGGGTAGATGTAGGCTTGCTTCTTGATCTCACCCTCTTGGTTAATCAATGACTGCACACCAAAGAACTCCATAATCCCTTCAAGGATACCTCGGTAGGCCCGTGTCTCAGCTGTCAATAGTTCTGTTGTTACTGGTGCCATGCCCATAGTATTAAATCCTTCTTTGTCCTGTAGTGGATACTCATCTCTGGCCCACTCGGTTAACTTCATCCCCTTGTGAGGGTATCCTCTGTCACAGGCAAAGCAATTACCTGTCATCTTATCGGTGTTGTATGCGAAGGCATCACTGCTACCACAATCCTCAAAGGGACATGGCTGGTGGACTACCTCACTGTCGTTATCATAGTAGCTATTGCTCATTAGATCAGCTCTCCTTCCATTGATAGAATACATGGGTGCCATACTGTCCTACTTGTGTCAAGCTATCTGTCCAGTATGGGTTAACATATTCTGCATGATAGTGTGTAGCCCCATGACCTAGAAGATCTATGTCCTTAGATATAATCTCAGATGCTAGTGTCTTCACCTCAAGCCATACCTCTTTGTTCTTAGGCTTATCTGACAGACCATCATGTGTCCAAGAGAACTGCTTACGTTGGTATACTACAGCACAGATGTCATCAGGATATCTTTGATCCTCTACTCTGTTATAGATTACCTCAGCTACAGCTAGTTGTGCATCTATGGGTTCACTTCTAGCTTCAAAGTAAAGTGCTAGTGCTAGGCATGTTAGTGGTGTCATGTCAGTTATCCTTATAGGGTATATACCTGGGGGGACAGACAAGCTGTAGCATACAGCCTATTTCGAATCCGTCAAGGTAAAAAGTGATACGATCTTAAATAATAATACTAAGATAAGATCGAACCTAGTTAGTAGTGCAATCATCAGCACTGCACCTACTACATCAGACGTCATAGCAGTCCCCTTTGTATACTGTCATCACCCATTGCACCGCAGACAGCCTGTCCTCGGCACACAGTGGCACCTCGTCCCCGTCCCAGTCTACCCCAGCCTCGACCTCAAACCTGGGCCGTGTGCCCTTGCTCAGTGAGCCTCTGTGCATCAGGTTTACTGTGACCTCTAGCCCTCCGACCTCAACCACAAACATATCCAACGGCTTTGTTCTACTATTCATTTTCTTACACTCCAATAGACCCATGACATGACGCAATGGTCACTACCTAAGACCAGATCAATATACCACACAAAATTAAACTTGCTATCCTTCTTCCACTGCCAGTTCCTAGCACTGAATGTCTGATTGCTCGGCCCGCCTAGTGTGACGTTAAGTAGCACCGACAGGGCAACCCCTACTCTCTTTAGATAACAGGTCATATCCGTCCCTTCCCTACACCACCACCTGCCCAATCATCGCATGGACTCTCTATGTCTAGCAGATCCAGCTCGGCCTGTGCTCTCTCCATCTTATCGTAGTTCAAGGCCAGATCACACGATACCCACGAGGGACGCACCCCCTGCCCATACTTGCCGATCAGACTGTCACAGTCAGCCTGTAACCTGTTGATGTAGTCTTGTAGCTGTTGCTTATCCATCTGTCCTATCTCCTTTGTTTGATTCATGTATAGCAATGGCAAAGCCACGAGGTGTTGCTGATCGGATGTCCTTAGTCCTCTGTGACTTACCTCCAAGCTTCAAGTGTTGTGTGCTGTATCCACCGACTACATCAACTGGCTTGGGTTCTGGCATGGTGAAACCTCCACCCGTCCATAGGCATGTCTTCTTTGGGTATGCATCACGGGCTGCAATGTATTCGGGCCAACGTGGGTGCTCTGCCTGATCGTCAGGGATGTAACCACCATACTCATAAGGCTGGAACCTATGGTCAGGCTTGCGCCACTTGGTAGCCAACACAGACACAGGGTTTTCGATGAAGTAAGGGACACGCAAGTCCTCAAACAATTCAGCACACCACATTGCATAGGTCACTGCCTTAGTCTGAAAGTCTGGGTCAGCCTCTGCCTTCTTCTTAAACCATGCAGCACCAGACACAGCCATGTCTGTGCATACCGGGAAGGCCATAGCAAACACCACGTCTTCACCTTGATGCACCTCAAGTATCTCAAACAGACTTTCTATATTGTGTAGGTCAGCATGTAAGTAATTTATGTTACCCTCTTTGCGTCCCTCTACAGGATGCTGGATGTCATAAGCATAACAGGTATAGCCAGCCTCTGCCCAAGGCCTGAGAGCCTCGCCTGTGAAGTCGTATAAGCTTAACACGATACCCTTGGTCATCTCTCTATCTCCTTTATGTCTGTCTCACTATCACAGTCTACGCAATATGCTTGGTCGTATGTGCTCTGTAGTTGCCACTCTTGGGTCAAGACATCGAATGCTGCGACAGCATCAACGAATACGTCCTCACTATTACACGCCTTACATATATACTTAACGGCCATATCAAATCTCCCCTTATCCTGCGAAGTGTCTGAACTGTCGGACACTGTGCTTGTTACGTTTAGTTTCAAGGTAAACTGTCACCTTGCCTACATGCAAAGCCGTCATAGCCTTACCTTTGTGGATCCCATAGCCTCGGCTCAGGTTCTTACGTTTACGGATCATACCCTTAAGCCCAAAGGCGTTGAACCTAAATCCCTTAGTGCCATCATTCAAAGGCTGCGTTGTTACAATTAGAAACATATCTATTATTCCTCCATGTCTTTCAGTGTATCGTTCAGGTGTTCAGCTAGGCTATGCCAGTCGACTACAGACCAACAGTCACTGATAAAGTCAGACAGTAGCCCCGCAGGTAGCTGGCTCAATGCCTCACACTCTTCAGATATATACTTCACGGACTCTTCTAATTCGTTAGCCTCAACGTGGAATTGTTCCATCTCCCCAAAGTAATCAGGCATTTCATCCATATACCAGATGTTCACCAACCAAGTCTCTTTGTTCTTCCAGCCGTTGTATGTTGTATCAGTTGTCATTGTCTTACTCCTTTTAAATCTTTGCGTTGCGAACAATCATTGCAGCATAATCTGGTCGCCTTGACTGTATCCATCCATTATTACACCGTAGCACCTTGCCCCCGTCGTCGTCAAAGCTAACGTAGAAGAACCCCTTCGCATCGCATAGGGCCTTCACCTCTTTCCACGTTGTTCTAGTCATTGCCATAATCCTTGTTGTGTTGTTGTTGCCTTATCGAGTAGCACCCGCAAGTGCTACCTATAAAGCTCAATAATACTCTGACAAGTAGCCCCGAATGCAAGGGCCTTGCACAGTAGCTCCAAAGGCTAGGACTACCCACTTGCTAGCACCAGTGCTAACTGCCCTATACTTGGTAGTGCAAGGTGCATGGGCCTTGATATAGTGTTTAACCTCACTCAATGTTTCGGTCTCGATATAGTCTGTGCCGTTGCCAGTGTGAAAGTGATAAGTCATAGTCTGTCTCCAGGGTTGCTGTATTGTTTGTTTCTCTGCAATCAACTTGGCATTAATTGATTCGATAGGTCAATAACTATTTTCAGTTTTATCTCACTTTTCTTTCAATCCATTGATTTAATTCAATTCTTTTATTGTGTCGTTCCTGTTCTGTTCTTCTTTGGTGTAGTTGTTCCTGATTCGTTCCTGGTTCTATCCGTGAGGGTATAGGAACACACACGCACACGTAGGCGCACGTGAGGGATAAACCCTAGTGTTTCAGTATGTTATAGGGATTAACATTGGTTGGAAGTGTATTGCCCCGACAATCTTGTTCATGAGAACCATTCGCAACTAGCAGGTTGAACCGATCAGGATTATATTGTGTGTTATATATGTCACAGTTACAATAAAGATACGGGGGGTGATAAATATGTCACACCTCTTAGGGGGACCAAGGGGGTAAGGGGGCCATCCTTCTATATGTACATTGCACCAAAAGATT